AAATAACAAAGAGTTATCATTACAATATGAACAGGAGCTAAATTCTAAATAGAAATAAAATATGGCAACAACAGTAGACGGACCACGACAATCAAGATTTTCAGCAGCAGCTGACTATTCTGCAAAACAATATTTTATTGTTAGACAGAGTGGAGATGCAACTGCAACCCTCGCTTCCGCAGCAACGGACTGGCTTTTGGGTGTCATTATGAATACTCCAAAATCTGGAGAGAATGTAGAAGTTTTCGGTCGCCAAGGTGGCGGAACCGGAAAAGTTGTTCTTGGTGGCACTGTCACTAGAGGTGCATTTTTAACAGCAGACGCAGCAGGTAAAGCAGTCGCTACCACTACAGTGGGAAACGAAGTATTGGGTAGAGCTATTCAAGCAGGAGTAGCTGGAGACATAATCGAATTTATACCTAGCTCACAAAGGTTTGCAGCGCTATCATAAAGTAAACATATGCCACAAGTAAATCAATACACCATCGACACAGTCCTAACAAACATGAGCATTGGATTTTCAAATCCAGAACTCATCGCTGAAAAGGTATTCCCAAGAATTACCGTTCAATCTCGAACAGGTTTCTATTACACGTTTGATAAATCCAAGTTCCGAGTTGAGAATGATCGCCGAACAGGTATCTCTCGCGCGCAACGAGTAGACTACGGAATGGTTAAAACAGCTTTTGGACCACTATTTGAGCATTCACTCGAAGAAGGTATTGAGTACGAAGTCCGTGACACCTATCCAACTCCAATGGACGCAAGAGCAGATGCTACCGAAAACGTAGCTGAAAGATTAGCTCTTGGACATGAAAAGGCAGTTGCAGATATCTTGACTGACACAGCAATCATTACTCAAAATGTTACTCTTTCCGGTACTGACCAATGGAATGACTTTGCTAACTCTGATCCTTTCGATGATATTGAGACTGGAATGTTAAAGATTCAAACAGAAGCAATGGTTACTGCTAACACAGCAATCATGGGCTACGAAGTATTTGCTAAACTGAAACACCACCCAGACTTGCTCGGTAGAATGGCTACCTCTAGTATTCGTGTGCTAACAGAAGATTTACTCGCTGCAATTATCGGTGTTGAGCAGGTGCTTATCGGTAAAGCAATGAGAAACACTGCTAACGAAGGTCAAGCTGACGTGATGGGATATGTCTGGGGTAAAAACTTCATTCTCGCATACGTTACCGCAACTCCCGGAATCAAAAAGGTGTCTCTTGGATACACTTTGACTCTACTTAACGGAAGAACCGTTGATCGATGGGATGAAACTTGGAATAAAGCTGAGTTCGTTCGAGCAACCGATTACTACGAAGCCAAATTAGTTGCAGCAGTTGCTGCTTACCTCATCAAGAACGCTATAGGTTAATGAGTATTAGTTCAATTATACGGAAACTAAAACTATGAATTTACCAAGACAACCATGGGAAAAGTATCAAGAAGGACAGTCGTCTTTTGGCTATCTACGCCGGCAAAAGTGGACTGATGCACTTGCACTTTCTACAACTCGACTAACCACAGCTCAAGCTACCTCTGCAGCAATTACAACTGTTACAACTTTTACAGCACAGCCTGACTTTGCCCGACAAATTACGATACTCCCCGGAGGCACAACCGCTGACGTTAAAGCTGGTGATTATGTTATTACTGGTACAAATATTCGTGATGAAGTTATTACTGATACATTAGTATTTGCAGATAACGCTACCGGAGCACAAACTTCCGTCAAAGCGTTCAAAACCGTTACTTCAATTGTATATCCAGTTCAAGATGGAACAGCAGCAACCTTTGCCGTTGGTATAAATGACGCACTTGGTCTTGATCGATGTATGAACGCCAACGAAGTTATATTAGTAACCGTTTCAGCAGGAACGTTTGAAACAACTCGACCAACTGTAACTTTCCATGCAACTGATGTTTCAAAGAATACCATTGACCCAAGTACAACATTAGACGCAGCCAAAGACGTGACTTGTGTCTTTGTCTCCACCGAGAGAACCACCAAACAGGGTTCTTCAGCGTAATGCTTGACAACCTAGTATAAATTGAGTACTATTACACTATGTTAATTGCAAAATCTTCAGTAAAACACGACGGACAGCTTTATAAAGCAGGTGAAGTTATTCAAGGTATCTCTGAATATCAGGCGCAAGTTCTCATTGATGCGGGTGTTGCTCAATCAGATTCAGAAGCTAAAGTACTACAAGCACTTGAAGGTGATTCTACAGAAACCGTAAAAGAAAACAAAGATCCAATGGAAGGCGTTGAGCCAACCGTAAAGTGGTCAAAAACTCGCTTACTGGGATTTGGTCGCGCAAAAGGTGTTGAACTAGATGACACAATGACACGCTCAGAAATCTTTGAGTTAATCCAAGCCAGCGCAACTGATGAAGAAGTTGAAGATTCCCAAGAAATAGAAGAAGGTGGAGTAATCGGTGGCTCACAATCTCCAGCTTCAACCTCAACTCCTCAAAACTAATTGACTTCTTTTCAATATTCTCGTATCATTTATTCATAGGCTAATTTGAAGTGCCTGCTATACGCAAACAACTACTATGAAATATCCAGTCAAACGATACACTCAAACAGTAACCATCCTCGCTGACGGCACAACTGCCAACGCTGACACCACCGCATTATATGGCTTCCTAGTAGGTGTTAAAGCAGTCGTTCCGGCTCTTGTTGGCACCACAACCCTCACTATCACGATTAAAGACGCCAGCAGCTCAGGCGCAACTATTTACACCAAAGCCACAATTGCTGAGGGCGCATCATTTGCAGCTTTTATTGATGCAAATAACTATCCCTTGAGAGTACCGCTAGATGGGGTTCAAAATATTACTGTTACGGCAAGTAATGCTCAAACAGCAGCAGAAGCACCAATTCCAGTTGTTTTATTGCTTGAAAGATAAGTATGTACACAGCACACATCACAGACGTTAAAACAGACGAAGCTAATACTATTGTTGGGTTTATTTTAGAAAGTGGAGATATTCAAGAAGTTCGCTCATTATCCTTTGATGGATATATGAAAAGCGCCGAAATTAGAAAAGAAATTAAAAAGTATCTTGATTTATTTAACGCAGAGCAAGAAAGTGCTAAACTAGAAAGCAAGCGTAATACAAAACAGTTGAAAGAACAAAAAAAACTAGATACAATGATAGAGGAACTTGTAAACGAAGTTATAGAATAATATGAACAACAATACACTACGAGGCAGATTCCAATTGAAGCTCAATGTTCTTTATGAATTAAAGGACAAAGACGGTAACGTGAAGCCAGTTTTTACTGAAAACAAACTTGGTCAGTCTATTCTTCGTTTCTTCCGCAAGTTTATTTCACCTATTGATCAAAATGCACAGGTAAAAGCAGGGTTTTTGAATCACATCGCAGCCTATGGTATCCAAATCCCAATTATTACCGGGAGCTGGGGCAATTCTCGGTTAATTTCTAACTTGACCACCACGACTGGTAAAGCTGGCGTAGCTTCTCGTATCAATGGCTCAGGTGCAGAGGCAGCCTTTACTTTTATTGGAGTAGGAACTGGTGCAACCGCAGCGGCAATTGGTGATACAACCTTGCAGACAGAACTTGCCGCATCCGGTTTATCCAGAGTTGCAGCTAGTGCTTCCCGAACAACCACAGACACCACCAACGATACTGCAACTTTAGCAACCACCTTTACTGTTACAGGAACAGCCGCAGTTACCGAATCAGGCGTACTAAATGCAGCTTCAGTAGGCGTACTATTAGCACGTCAAGTATTTTCCGCACTAAATGTAGTCAATGGAGACAGTTTGACTATTACGTGGAATTTTGATGTAGACTAATAGTATGCTTTATCTCATTGGAAATGGACCATCACCAACAACCGCAGCTCAAGTTGTAGTTACTACCGGAACTGCAATCAAAACGCTTCTTCAAATAAAAGCAGGCGCTACTAGCGTTCTCAAAATAGTTGAATGGGGAATTTCTTTTGACGGTTCCGCAGCAGCAGCTCCTATTAAAGTTGAGCTTTTAGAAACTGATGTCGCAGCTACCGTCACAGCTCACGTTGCAGCAGGTGTCGTTAAGCAGGATAGTGGAGCACTGATGGCCGGCGACCCAACAACTGACCACTTTGAGGTAGGAACAACAGCTACTGGTTATACTGGTACAGCAGAAGGCACAATAACTACTTCCAGAATGTTTGACCCACAACTCATTGCTCCAACAAACCAATATGTAAAACAATTTCCACTCGGCAGAGAGCCAATTATCCAAGCAGGAAAGTTTGCTCGTATTCGTGTAAC